CATACACCTTAACAAAACAGGAGAAGGTTAATGAATGTTCAAGTACTCCGTCATGTGCGTCAATTGTTTCAAGGATATAGCGTTGACAAGCAGACAAAGAGATCATACGAGCGCCAATGGGTTCGTTCAGTACGTCACTTAGGTGACAAGTATTTGTTAGCAAAAAAGGTAGAGCGAGTTCAATAAAATTTAACAGGAGTGAATATGAAAAACGAACCAGCATTTCCACAAAATAATGATCGTATTGTTGCATCTTTATCAATCGCTAACAGTCAAGGCATGACTTTGCGTGACTACTTTGCGGCTAAAGCTATGCAAACACTTGTTAGCAAACACAGCCATGAGGGTGATGTTTCTCGTAACGCTTACAAAATTGCAGACGCAATGCTGAAAGCCAGACAGGAGTGAATATGCCGATATTGAATGGAAAAAATGTTGTAAACCTTCAGGTGGATGGAGTAGACAGTAGAGATTATCCAGACTTCTCTGATGCCTACTTCTCAGGTGGATGCTACGAAGATGGAACACCATTGACAGACGATGAGTTAATTAGACTCTCCGATCTGGCGGCTGATGTTCTTTGGGAAATGGCTTTTGATAGTCTCCACTAACATGAAAACACTATTCCAAACCTATGTGGAAGAGTTTTCTGACATCCACTACTGCCCTTATTGCTTGACAACTAAAGGGAATAAAATAGTTTGCTGCCAAGAAGCAGACTTTATTGGGTTCAAAGATTTATATCTGGACCAACAAAAGCAAATCATTGAAGACGAGTTAAATAATCATTTTTAAGGAAAAATCATGGGCGTACATAAGAAGTTAATGGAAGCAAGAATTGCACTGCAAGCGGCTCCACTCAAGAAATCTGGTCACAACAAGTTTGCAGGGTATCAATACTTTGAACTTGGTGACTTTCTCCCAACAATCAATCAGATCTTCCACAAGGTTGGATTGTGTGGCGTAGTGTCGTTTGACAAAGAACTGGCTACTCTGTGCATCACAGATACAGAAGATGGCTCACAGATCGTTCTGACAAGCCCTATGGCTGAAGCTAACCTTAAAGGTTGCCATCCAATACAGAACCTAGGGGCTGTAGAAACCTACACTAGAAGATACCTATGGGTTTCAGCAATGGAGATTGTTGAGCATGATGCGCTTGACTCTTCTGCTCCAATTAAAGAAGAGAAACAAGCTCCTGTGATTACGCCAACACAGGGTGCAATGGATGATATTCCTCCAGAGGAATTACAGTACTTGCAAGAGTTAGCAGTTGAACTGATTGCTACTTGTGAGCAAGGTGATCCCAAGGCAGCTTGGGTTAAGTTGGAAGGAGAGAACTTGGATGATCAACAAAAGATTGCCCTGTGGACACTCCTGCCTAGTAAAGTGCGTTCAGCGTTAAAGAAAGCGAAGGAAATCTAATGGAAAATCGTAAAGACAATAGTGGCGTACTTTTTCGCAATGACAAAATTGAAAACGAAAGGTCTCCTACATATAAAGGCAATATAACTGTTGATGGCAAAGACTATTGGCTATCAGCATGGGTAAAAGAGGGTAAATCAGGCAAATTCATGGGTTTGGCACTGTCGCCCAAAGAACCAATTGCAAAGCCATCAGAGCGTTCTAAAGCGACCAACTTTGATGACGAAGACCTTCCCTTCTAATTAAAATGGGTGTATACTTGTTTTACTTTTAGGAGTTAGACATGGATTCATCCAAAGAATGCTTTAAGTGCAAAACCATTAAGCCGCTAGAGGATTTTTATAAACACTCTCAAATGGCTGATGGTCATGTAAATAAATGCAAAGAATGTAACAAAAATGATGTTACAACTCACAGGAATAAGAATATTGAAAAAGTCCGTGCATACGACAGAGCTAGAGGAAAAATCTCAGATCGTCTTAAAGCACAAGTTGAAATAACAAGGGCTTGGAGAGCGGAAGATTCCCGTAGAGGTGTAGCACATACAGCTGTTGCAAGAGCAATAAGAAATGGAATTTTAGTTAGGATGCCATGTGTTAGATGTGGAAAAGAAAAGACAGAAGCTCATCACGAGGATTATGACAAACCTCTTGAAGTTATTTGGCTTTGTACCCCATGTCATAAACAACGGCATAAAGAACTAAAAGAAGAATTCTAATATTCGGGGGGAAAGCGGATGCCGCCCGAAATGTTGAATTGCGAACAAGTAGCGCAATATCTGTGGTGCAGCGAGTACCCCCACCACAATTCAATAGGAGTTAATGATGGACTATAAAAAAATGTTTAAGACGATGTTCCCAATTGGTGAGTTTCCACGAGTGAGAAGCTCAGATCCAGTGACATCTTTTGAGGCAGCAGACCAGATTAAAGAATCTGCTAAACAACATCACCAGGTCATCCTAGAGTGCCTAAGAACACATGGTGCTTTGGGGAAAGATGGAATAGCTGCATTGACAGACCTAGATGGTAATCAAGTCGCTAGACGATTAAGCGAGATGAAAGTTTTAGGGCTTATCCAATTAACTGGAAAAACAGTTAAATCAAACTCAGGCAGAAACGAAAGAGAGTGGTCAATATGAGTTATGCAGATTTAGAAATGAAGGTTGTGCAGTGGGGTGAGGCTCGTGGCATCGTCCAGAACAGCACAGCATTTGCTCAAGCACTCAAAACTAAAGAAGAGTTAGATGAGTTGTTTGACGCTATCAACAATGAAGATAGAGAGGCCATCAAGGATGCCTATGGAGACATCTTGGTGACCCTTATTTTGGGTTGTGCTTGTATTGACCTTGATCTGGTAAGTTGCTTAAAAGGTGCTTATTTAGAAATCAAGGACCGCAAAGGATATCTCAATGAATATGGGATATTTGTGAAACAACCCTGATACAATTTGAACATCTCTGGGGAGAGATATTCTAGTAAGCCCTTGAAGGCAGTCTGCATCGTACTAGCGGTGTCTCCCCACGGCATTAGCCGAGACTGTCTTTGAGGGCTTTTTGTTTGGGGAAACAAATGAAATACCGCAAACCATTGCCATCTCAAGATGTTTTAAAAGAACATTTTTACTATCAAGATGGAAAACTTTTTAGCAAATATCTAATGAGCAATAGAAAAATTGATGCTGAAGTTGGAATAAAAAATAGATATGGATATAAAGCAGCAAAATTTCAAAAAAATAGTTTTTATGTACACCGATTAATATGGTGTTTATTGAATGGTGATCTAAAAGGAATGGACATAGATCACATAAATGGCATTCGTGATGACAATCGAATTGAAAATTTAAGACTTGTTAACAGAACTCAAAACAATAGCAATTTACGTTTAGCAAAAAAATCAAGCAAAACAAAACTACTTGGTGCTTCTTACAAAAAATCAATGAACAAATATATTGCTCAAATTTGTGTAAATTACAAAATAATTGTTATTGGATATTTTGATACAGCATTAGAAGCGCATCAGGCATACATATCAAAAAAACGTGAATTACATGATAGTTGCGTTATTTAAGCAGTCAGAACCTGCATAGCGTGTTCTATGTGCTTTATTCTGTCGTCTAGGCCAATATAACCACCATTGATCTTCTTGGTCATGGTTTTGTAGTCACGAACATCTGCAAATTGGTTGAGTTTCTGGGTATTCCAGAACCAACCAGCAGTCAGGGCCGCATACATTGGAGTAGCAACCAAATCAGGCTCCATCACAAAATCTACCCCTAGAGCTTGCCCTGCATGATAATAGTTTGCATGGCCTGTCAACTGGATACAACCCCTGCCCCTGAAGCGATACCCATCACCAGAGGCTTCATCCCTGTTTCCCATACGTGAGCTGTAAACAGTATTGGCAATCAACTTCGGATTACGAGCGCACATCTGTGCCTTGGCAGAATCAAAGCGTTTAGCCCATAACTTCTGGAGAGCCTCTGCACGATAGTTCAAGTTCTCTTCTAAGATCTTAAAGTTTCCGCACTCATGGCTACATTGACCAATAAACGATGCTTGGCGTACTGGTGTACTGATATCAAAACGCTGAAAAGTTGCGTTCAAAGCATCAACCCATTGCTCACCAATGTGTAGCTTTGCAAGTTGTTCTTTATTTACCATTTAACAAATTCCTTACATCGTTATAAGC